GATAACATTTGGGTCATCTATAATAAAAGCTTCAATGTCTGAAGCATTTGTACTTGCAGGATAAAAGTTTGAAAAAGTTTCCTTTTTCGTGGTTGGGTCAGTAAACCTACAACCATTGAATACTCCAACTATCGGAACAGTACCACCATCTGCATGTACTTCCACAGTACCACCAGTGACTTGAGCAACCATGTCACCTTGGAAAATATTAGTTCCGTAATTGGCAGCGATTCTATATCGGCTTTGTCCTCCATGAAAGGCTTGTCCACCTATCATTCTTAAAGGACGCATACCAAAAGCAGCATCTTGATTTGCCATTTTACACTCCCGTAATTTTAATCATTTAAACTTTTTCTTCCACCAAATCGAACTTGTGATTTTCTCTCTGGTTTTAGAATCCTACCAGCAGATGATTCTGGCTGATTTGCCAACTCTTGATCATATACTGACATTTGATTTGAAGTTTTTTTGGCGAAATATTCATTTCGACTATCAGCAACTTCCTCTGGAACTCGTGCTAATAATAAACCTCCTTGACCGATTACTCCAGCATTTTTGCCTTCATCAACCACAGGGGTGTCAAAATCAGGATACTCCTCTGCACGGACTAATTCATACCCTTCTCTTCTTCGTTTATAGACATTTTGCTTATCATCAAAGTCCATAACACGTTCTCTTATCCACCTGTGTTTATACCCCACAGGAGCTTCGGGTGCATCAAGGGTTTGAGGTGGCTTCCAATCATGTTTTCTTTCCTGTTTTTCACGAGTAGCAGACTCTCGATTTGATCTATCAGCCATCTTATGCTCCTTTTTGCAATTTTAATTTTTGTTGTGCATATTTCTCATATGGCACACCAAGTTTGTCAGCAGTTCTTCTTTCACTTTCGCTTAGAACAACTCTCTGTTTTCGTCCAGTTTTGACAGATGCTCTGCCATTTACAGGTGCAACAGTTTGGACATTACTGTTGTTCTGATCTGATGGAAATAACTTAGCCATTTCTTTGTCAATTTCTTCATAATACCTGTCATCTGTAGCATCATACATGGTAGATACTTTTTTATCAGCTAACATCAAGGCTAAATTTTTTTCTATTTCATCATCTTTACCATACCAAGGGTTTTTTGCAATCCATGCTTTAATTTTAGGATTATCCTCAATAGATGGTTGTTTTACTTGTTGCGTTTGACTGCTTTGTCCCTCATTTTTTTGAGTTGCTTTTTCTTGCTCTCTTTGTTGCTTGAGAACTCTAAGTCTTTCTTTTTCAATATTGACTTGAGTAAGTGCAGAGTTTGCTTCAGCAATTTTTTCAACATCTTGAGCATCATAAGCCTCCTTTAACAGTTGTTTGACTTGTGCTTCTTGAGATTGTATTCGTGTGTCAAACTCATTAGTATAGCCATTTGTATATGTTTCAAGTTGCTTTCTGAGTTTTTTGTTCTCTTCTTCTACCTGTTTTCCATAAGTTATGGCATTGTTTGCATCATCTTCTGCCGCTTTTCTTTTGGCAGTTAGTGCATCAATTCTTTTTTGAACCTTCTCACTGTAAGACTCATGTTCATCAGACTCTTCAGTCCGAACAATTGTTTGCTCTTTATTTTCAGATTGAGTTTCTTTTGGAGCAGTTTCTTGATTCTCATCAAGCTCCACTACAAATTCATTCTCGTTAGAGACTTCTTCTACTTTATTTTCTTGTACTTCATTCATCATTACCTCCACTATACATATGAAATATCTGCTGGGTCAAGTATTGTTGCTATAATATTATCGTCATTTATAATTCTTAGCTCAAGACCATCCACTTTGAACCTATTTCCAGCATATCTACCCATAAGCACCCAATTCTTCTCAGAACAGTACGCTCCATTTGGGAATTTATCAGAGTCTTGATAGGCATCAGGACCTAACTTTACAACGTAAGCTACAACAGTTGCAAAAGACTCACGATCTCTGGTTGCATCAGGAATAATTATTCCTCCCTTTGTCTTTTCAGATAAGTAGTAAGGAATTACTAATATTCTGTAACCTGTTGGTTGAGGTAATCTCTCTAAGACTGACACATCTAATTTAGATGGATCTTTAGAGTTTTCGTTGGCTTCTTCTTTATTATCAAAAGCTTTTGATATAGCTTTTGGAGTCGGATTAACTGCTTTAGCTTTTTGTGCCAGTATCCGATTTGGCACATATAACTTTTTAGTCATCTTCTATACCTTTCATCGAGGTTCTAAGTTCTTCTTCAATCCAGGTTAGTCCTCGTATTTCACCTGTTATTGCTCGATAGTCTTCCATAGATCCTATCGCTCCATCAGCCAAAGATTCACTTAATTGTTCTTTTCTTTGACGTATGTTCTTATATAAATGTTCTGCTAATTTAACTCCGTCCATAATTAATTCCAATGTGTAATATATTTAACAAAATCTTTTTCTTTTACATATAATTCGTTTGTTGCTTGATCTGTAACACACATTTTTTCTCTTGTCATTTTTTCGAAATTACCATGTATTAAGTAATGCCAACTAGGTAATTGTTTTTTTTCATTAATTAACTTATATGCACAGGTATCAGGCATCCAATCAAGTGCATCTAAATTTTGATAGCTTAACACAACACATTCTTTTACTTTTTTCTTTCTATTTTTGTAATCTTTACATTGTGCTGTTTTAGTGCAAAGTAATTGACAGGTTATACTTGTGTAAAAAATTTTTCCATCATCTTCCAGTTTAATTAAACAACATTTTCCACATCTATCACACAAAGCTTCCCATTCTTTTTTTGAAAAGTCTTTTAAATCTTTTTTCCAAAAATGTTTTTTTAACACGTTATAAATCTTCTTCTTGATACAAGTTAGCACACATAGGACATTTATATTCTTTAAATTTATACATTCCTACAGTTGGTATTGGCTCTTCATGCACAATTTCTTTCATAGCTATTTTATGAATCCAACAAATTTTAATTTCTTTTTGTTGTTTCATTTTTTTGTGTCTGTTTTTTTCATCTTGTCATATGATCTCATGCCGCCAATGCCTAACATACCAAACATTAGAGGCATCATTACTGACATATCTGCCTGTGGTATTGTAATTCCAAACCCTGCACAAATTGGCGAAACCATGTAGTTGATACCTAGGCTGAGACCTGAAATCCAGCCAATAAGGGGTCGCCACGAGCTTTGAAACCAATTACCTTTGGCATCTTCTTTAAGAACTTCTATTTGAGCAAGTGCTAATTCTTGTGCGTGTCTTTCAGACATGGTAGCTATCTTATGAGCGAGATCTGCCTTTTTGTCTGCGTCTGGAATAAATTTATCTAAAAGTCCTGTGACAGGACCTATAAGTGCTTGTAACATGGCTACCTCCTAGTACACTTTCACTTTCTTTGGATTAATATTTGGTATAAGTTTACACATACATTGATAGTTTTCAACTTCTTTTGACATGTTCATATTTTGATTGCTCAATCTTTTTGAATAATACAAGCAGTCATTTACATTTTTGAAATATACTCCTCCATTATAAACATCATTCAAATAACACATTAGCATAAATACAGTCATTTTTTTCTTGCTCGTTTTAGTGACTCTTTTGCAGATTTAGCTATTCTAACTACTTCTGCTTTTTTCATTACTTTTGCCCTTTGCTCCATGACAGTAAGGATTTGAATTTTTCTAGCATAAGGCTTGTTAATTCTTTTAACTTTTCTAACTGTTGCACGAGCATCAGCAGGAGTTGCAAATTTAATCCTAACAGTATCTTTTGGATTTTCGTCAGTATAGAGTCTTCTTCCTGAACCTTTAGGCTTTTTTCCTGTACCAGTTTTTGGATCTTTTTTTGCCATAAAGTAATCACTTTTTCTTTTTGTTGCCCATAACACTTTTTAAAGATTTAGCTTGTTTTTTGTGTAAAGCACTTGCCTTTTTTAAACCCTTAATAACTTTTTTAATTTTACTTTTTTTCTTTGGTGCTAGTGCCATAATTATCTCCTTTATGTTCGTGACCCATCCAAATACCGAAAACGCCTGTCATAACGCCCATGACAACTGATACGAACGCGGATTGACTGGCAGTTGGTGAATCGAGTTGCATGAACCATTCTGCACATCTCCATGACATCAGTGTACTGACAAGCATCATTAGTCTTGGTAATATCTTCCATTTCAAAAACGTCTCTACATTCATTTTAACAAAATCTCGTTTAAGCCAAAACCTTCTAATAATATTAACGTAAAAAATAATAAAAGAACACCACCTGCTATGAGTTTTCCACTAAAATTAGTTGATCCTATTTTTATAGCGACAAATTCATTGCCTAATATTCTAAGCGACAACTCAAAACTGTTTTCGTCTATTTTTAATTTTAATGGCTTTTCGTTCATCTTCTACTCTCTTTGTAAACCCAAGCAAGAAAAAACAAGAAACCAATTACTGTGCAAAACAATACAAAGTATCCTATGTATTCCCATATTTTTCTTATAAATTGTTGTCTGTCATATATTTCTTTTTTTCTCTGAAGTCTTATATTAGCTTCCATTTCCAAAATCTCATTCCAAGATTTAGGTCCATAATGAAAATTTATGAAGGTCTTTAACTCTTGACGTTGAGCCTCTAATTTCTTTTTGGCTGTAAAAGCTTCAATTGCACTAGCTTCTATTTCATTACCTTTAAATAATTTTCTTAATGGAGAAGCATTTTTTGCAGACTTTTCTGCATTATCAATGTCACTCAAAGCTGACATCCAGCGTCCTAAATCTTTGCCCATAGACTCTATTTCGCGTCCAGCTTGAAATCCACGTTTTATTGCGTTAAATGCAGTATTTGCCGCGGTTATGGCTACCCCTATGGTTGCAGGATCAATGATAGTCCTCCATTAAAAAATACCTTTAAATTTTTGTGGTTTTGCTATGTCAGAAAACTTTTTTATTATGCCACCACTACGTTTTTTTACTGGCTTTTTTACTTTTCTTTTTTGGCTTTGAGGTTTTGACTTTTTCTTCCCTGCTTTCGACAATGCTATCGCTATCGCTTGTTTCTGTGGGTATTTCTCTGACCTCAACTTCCTTATGTTCTGGCTGATTGTTTTCTGACTCTTGCCTTTCTTCAATGGCATCAATCACTCCTTCTTTTGTAAGTCTTCTTTTTATTTTTTTTTGTTTTTCAACCTTATTAATTTTTTCTCTGACTGAACTAACCATAATTTATCCTTTCATTTCTTTAAGAGAAGCTATGTCTCTTTTAGTCTGATCATTTTGGTTTGCAATCTCTTCTTGTTGATCAAGTCTTTGCTGGTCTAATAATACATCATTTCTTTCTTTGTCTTCTTTAAATTTTTGCTCAACTTCGAATTGTTGTTGTCTTTGAGCTACCTCTTGACCTCTTAGTGCTAACTCTTGTTTTCTTATGGATACTAAGGGGTCTTCAGATGGAGGTGGTGTTATTGATTGTGCATATTGCTCACTTACTTCACTTGCTATTTCAGCAGATCTTGATGCAACTTGTGTTTGAAATTGTTGCATAGCATTTGGATCTTGTTGCATCATGGCTTGTTGCTCTGGTGTCATGTTAGCACTTATTTCTTGTTGTGCCTGTATTTCAGACATCATGGCTATATGCTCAGATATGTGACCTTGAAGTGTCATGACGATTGAAGCATTTGATTGAGCAATAGGTGTGGCTATCATGGCTAAATGTGCTGATATGTGTGCCTGATGATTTTGCTCTGGAAATGCCTGCAATCTTGCTCCTCTAAGTGCCTCTTGATTTTCTTTTGCAGGGTTCATGGGCATTGGTTGTGGGGGAGGCTGTAATATTGTATCAATATTTGTCACACCCAATGCCTCATACATTTTTCTATATGCCTGATACATACCATTAGGTCCGTGTATATCTGGATTGCTTTGAGCTAATTGTAATTGAGTTTGTGCTAAAGCAATTCTCTGTGACATAGAAAATATATTTGGGTCTGATACTGGCAAAACATCTATTCTCTGATCAAAGTCTGTTTGTTTTATTTCAGGTGGTGCGCCTGGCACTTGATAAGGATACATAGGCACACCCATTGCAAATATTCTTGCGAGTATTTTAAATTCTACTTTTTGTGAATAATGCAGACGTTTATGTATTGCAGACATGACTTTTGTGCCACGTTCCATGATAGCCATTGTAGTTCCAACGGGTGCGTTACCCTGCATCTCACCAACTTTCATATCAGCCATAGATGCAAAACGTCTGCCTGAATCAATTAATGTTCCCATTAAAGAATATAAAGTTTGTGATGGTTCTTTGAATGGTAACGGCATAATAGCTTGACGTAAGTCCATACCAACCATATCAACATCTCTAAACTCACCAGGATTTAAAGGTGTTTCATCATCTCTAATCCTTGCACCTCTTGCTTTAAATCCAGCAGGTAGGTTAGATAATGTCCCTGCATCTATTAATTGTCTAAGTATTGATGTAGAAGCTCTTGATAAGCCTCCTATCATATGTGTAAGACCAAAGCCATAAAAGCCAAGACCAGGCAAAAACTTATAGTGTACAAAGTAAGGTATTTTACTGCGTAACGGATCGGCTTCGTTGAAATTCCTTTTGATTGATAATACTTCACCAGATTTCTCCACTATTGTGACGATATAAGGCATTTTCAATCCAGTGTTTTCTCCTGCTTGACTTTGATCCTCAAAACCTGGCAGGTCTAAATCGGTGTGTATTTCGTATAATGTTAATTCTTCGTTGTAACTTGACTCTGAATGTATGCCTTCAATATCTTTGATTGTTTCTCTTACCTCATTGTAATCTACTCCATCGGAGTCAGATGTAGGTAACTCAATATCTTTATAAAACCCAGATAGTTGCAACTTTCTTACTTCATTCGAGTCCATGCGAATTACATGACAAATTCTCGTAGCAGTTTTTAAATCTGTGGCATTGTAAGGAACAATTAAGTCCTCTGCATGTACAAATTTAGAAACTGCCCTTTGCAACGTAGGGTCAAAATAAACTTTTTTAAATGATGAACCAACGATTGGAAGATAAAATAGCATTTGATCTAACTCTGGATCATACTCTTCCATCTCGTAGGTTATTTGATAATTCATAAAATTTTTAACACGTTCAGCCTGTGCTAATACCTCAGGGGTTTCTTGTCCTATTATGGCTGTCTTTACAGGACCTCCTGCTGGTAATAATTCTCTATATGCTTGTGCCTGAAACTGTGTAACAGATTCAGCAAGTAATGGATGGACTATACCAGAAGCACCTTCAAAAGGCTCTGCTCTGTCTTCATAGTTCATTCCAAGTAATTCTAAACCACCTTTATATTGATCTTCCCACTCTTTACGAGAGTTCATATCTTCTTGTACTTCTGCTACCATTTCAGATGATATACGACCAAGTTCTGTGTCATCAATAAATTCTGCAAGGTTTGCATTGAAAGGGACTTGTATTGGAGCAATCTGTTCTTCCATTTCTCCAATAACAACAGAGCCATCATCCATCTCTGTGATGTTATCACCTATTGGTGCTTCTTCTATCTCAATAGATGTTACACCTTGAGGTGCATCTAAGTTCTCTACTCCGTCTACCTTTTCAATAGCCATAATTTTACCTTACTGTAAATCCAGTGCCTTTTCTTGCTATGCCTCTACCACGACATATATTGCCACTTTTTTTGCCTTTTACATCACCACCCATACCAAACTTCTCAGCAAGATCTGGATTCATATTTTTTTGTACAGACTCAGGCAACATTGAAAAACCTTTAAACTTTGGTGGAACTGCTTCTCCTCCAACTTTCATTTCTTTAGCTTTAACTTTTTCAATTGCATCTCGTAAATTACCTTGTGTCATAAGACCTCCTTCTTTTGCCATTTTAGGCATGATCATGTTTTTCTGTATGCCCATACCTCTTGGATTGGTTATGCTTGCACTTTGTATAGTTAACTTAACTGGTTTTGTTTTAACTTTTTTAGGTGTTTTAGTTTTTTTGAGTTTTCTTAAAACTGCAGCATCTTCTTTTCTTCTCTTATTACCAATAGGATCAGCAGATGTTAATGACATTATCTCATACCTTTAAATTTACCACCACGACCACCGATGACACCACCCATGTTCATCTTTTTGACTTTACCACCATCCATCATACCAACAGGTTGTGCCTTTGTCATATCAACAACTTCACCACCCATTTCTTTTTTATTCATAAAAGAAGCTATGATTTTCATCATTTTTGCATCTTTTCCATTAGCCAATGGTGGCTTAATATCTCTTATAGCTTTAGCTAATTCTTCAGCATCTGTTTCTGAAAATGCTTTTCTAATATTTTTTGTAACTTTATCTGCCATTAGTAATACTCCATCTTTCTTCTATAAACTGGTTCTTGTTCATCGTCATCAGGAGTAGTGATAAAACCACCCTGTCTAAATCTTAGTATAGCCTGTGTCATCGA